CGGTGGTGTAGCTGATGTTCAGCGTGCCGCTGGCCGTCACCCCCTGGTCGCCACCCGAAAACAGTCCCGCCGACCAGATCGCGCCGCTGGTGTTGCCGACCGTCGTGCTGGGGGCAACGCCCGCGGACGAGCGGATCAGCAGAAAGGCACCCTTGATGGTGTCGGTGGCCAGCGTCGAAAAAGACACGTTGCTGCTGGTGGCCAACTGCTTCGACGCTGCCGTGCCGAACGACGGCGTGCCACGCGTGGAGCAGGTCGCGCTGGGCGCCTCGTTCCACCCGTTCGTCGGGCTGCCGCCACCGGCCGCGGTGATGTTGGCCGCGGTGTTGGTGAGCGCCACCGCGGTGTAGCCGGTGTCCTCGATCAGCCCCATCGCCTGGCTGGCGGTGTAGGCGCTGCCCTTGAGCAGATGGGTCAAGCCGGCGTTGCCGCCCTCGGTCGGGATCAGGTTGTGGATCTCGTCCGACCAGACCAGCTCGCGCGGGATCTCGGCCAGGCGCAGGCGGATCGCGTCAATCTCGTCGCCGTGCTGCGCGATCAGGATGCGCGACGCGGTGAGCGCGGCCAGCCGGCGGCGCAGGTCGTCCACCTCGGCGCAGCGGTGCGGCGCGGGCATCCAGTAGTCGGCCAGGTACACGCTCGACGCGTGCGCGGCTTCCACCAGCCGGCGGCCGTGGACGAATTCAGCCGTCAGGCGGGCCAGGCCTTGCGCGCGTTCGATCACGGCTGCACCTCCTCGATCAGGTCCGCGTCGCACCAGCGGCGCACGGGGGCTTCGCCCTCGGTCCACTCCACCAGCAGTTCGAGCTCGTCGGTGGTGGGGTTGATGCGCCGCTCGACGACGGTGCCGCGGATCTCGCGCGGCGGGATGAGGCGCACGGTGGCGCCGGTCTTGATGGTCATGCTGTTGGCTCCTTCGGTGTTCGCGTGCGCGCCGGCTCCATCACCCGCTCGTCGATCGCCCGGGTGATCTCGTCCATGCGCTCGGTGTCGAGGCCGCCGAACTGCACCGCCACGATGCGGCGCTGCTGCTCGGCGATCACCTCTGCGGGCATGCCTGCGGCCTGCATGTCGGCCAGCACGCGCAGCTCTTGCTCCACGTCGGCCAGCTGGTAGTCGCGCGGCCACTGCACGGTCGGCGCCGACTGCATCGCCAGCCAGCGGCGCGACAAGTCCCAGGCGCGGCGCTCGAGGTCTTCCATGCGGCCCGCGAACTTGGCCAGCTCGGCATTGATCGCCGCGAAGCGCATGCGCATCGCCAGCCCGCTCTCCTGCTGGCCGATGGTGGCCACGTCGAGGCCCACCTCCGCGATCTCGCCGCGCAGCTGCGTCACGCGGTCGAGGTAGATCTTCGCGGGGCCGTCCGGCGGGGCGATGAAGCCAGGGGGCGTGCTGCCGGTGTGCACCAGCAGGTTCGCCGTGCCCACCGTCTCGCCGGCCACCTTCGCCGCTGCCAGCTTCTGCTCGTCGGTCGATCCGTCCGGCACCTGCAGGTGCATCAACGAGAAGGTCTGCCCGCGCAGGATCTCGTCGAGCTCGCTCTCGGCGTTGAACAGCCGGCGCGACAGGTCGGACAGCGCAGCGAACGGCCCGAAGCACGGGAAGTCGCCCTGCTCCGTGAAGATCAACACCGGGCACTCGCCCAGCGGATGCGCATCGCCGCCGAGCGGCTTCTTCTCGCGGTCGAACGCGGCCCAGGCCTGGCGGTCGAATTGCCACGTGCACGGCACGCGCTCGCCGTCAGGCTTGTCGAACTCGCCCTCGTACTCCACGAAGTCGAACCGCCCGTCGTCGCCCAGCCGGCAGTCCGTGACCTGCTCCGGCGCGATGGCCATCCAGTACGGCACCCGCCGCATGGCGATCTGCTGCGCCAGCGTCGGCGCGGTCTGCTGCGCCATGTCCACCTGAAGCAGCATCGAGCCGCGCGCCTTCGCCTGCACCATGAACGAGGCCAGCCACACGTCCAGCGCATTGCCCTTCCCGTCGATGTCCTGCGCCATGCGCCGGAACAGGTCGTGCCCCAGGTCGCGCGTCGGCGGCTTCGCGCCGATGTAGCCCGCGAAGCGCGAGCACAAGCGCGCCACCGGCGACGCATAGAACGCGATCTCGTTGCGCCGCGCGAACTTCTGCTCGCCTTCGCGCGGGTAGCGCACCAGCGCTGTCTCGCCGTTGAACGACAGCGCGGTGCCGGAGCCGGTCGGCGTCACGACCGGGCGGAACGGCCCCGTGCCCTCCAGCGCGTGGCCGATGAAGCGGAAGCGCGTGGCGCTGGGGTTTGGCATGGGTGTCGTCTGCGGGCGTTCGCCGGAGTCTGCCCGCCACGTTATGCGTGCCGCGCATAACCTCCGACCTACCCTTCGGCCCGCACTCCCTACCACCACAGGCGCGAGGCCAATGGACATCACCCCCCTGAAGGACAAGCTGGGCGACGAGACGTTCGCGCAGCTGCAGCAGCACATCACCGACCTGATCGGGCAGCGTGACGCTGCGCGCACCGAGTCGATCACCGGCCGCAAGGGCAAGGATCAGAAGATCCAGGCCCTCACCGAGCGGCTGCGCGCGATCGAGGAATGGGCCGGCATCGACAGCGAGACCGACGTGTCCGCGCTGCCGGCGCCGAAGGAGCAGGTCGAGGTCGCCAAGCAGTACGAGGCGAAGCTGAAGCGTGCCGAGCGCGAGCGCGACGACGCGCGCAAGGCCGCCGACGATGCCGCTGGCAAGTACCGCAGCAGCCTGCAGCAGGCGGCCGTGGCGAAGGCCCTCGGGGGGCACGAGTTCGTGGCGCGCGACATCGTGGAGACCTACGTGGGTCAGCGCCTGCAGTGGGAAGGGGAAGAACTGCTGTTCAAGACCGACGACGGCAAGCTCGTCTCGGTCGCGGATGGCGTCGCGGGCATCGCCAAGGCGCGGCCCGAACTGCTCAAGGCCGCTGGCACGGGAGGTGCCGGGGTTCGTCAGCCCGCCGCGGGAAGCGGCGCCAAGACCATGACCCGCGCCGAGTTCGAAGCGCTCGACCCGAACGCTCGTGTCGAAGCCTCGAAGGCTGGCGTTCAACTCACCTGAACACCTGAAGGATCCACACCGTGGCCAACACCCTGACCAGCCTCATCCCCGAGCTCTACTCGAACCTCGATGTCGTCAGCCGCGAACTCGTCGGCCTGATCCCGGCCGTCACGCTCGACCCGATGGCGTCGCGCGCCGCGCTGAACCAGACCGTGCGCACCTTCGCCGCTCCGGCCGCGACCGCGAGCGACATCACCCCCGGCGTTGCCGCGCCCGACACGGGCGATCAGACCATCGCACCGGGCTCGCTCTCGATCACCAAGGCGCGCAAGGTGCCCATCCGCTGGAACGGCGACGAGGAACTGTCGGTGGCAGGCGGCTTTGGCGCGCAGCAGATCCGCGCCGCGCAGATCCAGCAGGCCTTCCGCACGCTGGTCAACGAGATGGAAGCCGACCTGGCCGCGCTGCACGTCTACGCCAGCCGCGCCGAGGGCACCGCCGGCACCACGCCGTTCGGCACGGCCGGCGACTACACGCCCGCCTCGCTCACGCGGAAGATCCTCGTCGACAACGGCTCGGGCGAATCCGACCTGCAGCTGGTCATCAACACCGCGGCCGGCGCCAACATCCGCGGCAAGCAGGCCGACGTCGACAAGGCCGGCACCTCCAGCATCCTGCGCCAGGGCGTGCTGCTGGACACCAACGGCATGCAGGTGCGCGAGTCGGCGCAGATCGTGACCTTCACCAAGGGCACGGCATCCGGCGCCACCACGAACGCCGCCGGCTATGCCGTGGGCGCGACGACGCTCACGCTGGCCTCCGCAGGCACCGGCACGATCCTCGCCGGCGACGTCATCACCTTTGCGGGCGACTCGAACCAGTACGTCGTGACCAGCGGTGACGCCGATGTGTCCGGGGGCGGCACGATCACCATCGCCGCGCCCGGCCTGCGCGTCGCCATGTCGGCCGCCACGAAGGCGATCACCGTCGTCGGCAACTCGGCCCGCAACATGGCCTTCCGCCGCTCGGCCATCGTGCTGGCAACCCGGCTGCCCGCGCTGCCGTCGTCCGGTGATGCGGCGGTCGACCGCACGGTCGTCACCGACCCGCGCTCCGGCCTGAGCTTCGAGGTGGCCATGTACCCGCAGTACCGCCAGATGTACTGGGAGGTCGCCGCCTGCTGGGGCGTCAAGGCGGTGAAGCCCGAGCACATGGCGCTGCTGCTGGGCTGATCGGCATGAGCCGGGTCGAGGTCGTGCGCGTGGTCTCCACGCATCCGCCCACACAGGGGGCGTTCGTGGAGATCAACGCCACCGACTTCGACCCGCAGGTGCACACCCTGTACCGCGACCCGGCGGATCAGCCGGAAGCCCCCGAACAACCGGCGCGGCGCGCTAGCGCGAGCCGCGCGCGCAAGTCCACAGGAGCCACAGATGGCAACCGCTGAGAACGCGAAACTCCAGTACGAGGCCGGGCAAAGCTCGGTCGCGATGTCCGCCCTGACGAACAGCGGCGACGAGACCACCTTCACCAGCGCGGCCACGCTCTGGTCGCAGCGCGCCGGCTACGCGCCGGTCGTCATGCCGAACGGCGTTCTGACCGGCCTGGCCGTGTCCGTGCACGCCAGCAACGACACCGTGACCGTGGCCGCGGGCACCTGCAACCTGAACGGCGTCGTCACCTCCGTGTCGGCCGGCACCGGCGTCATCACGCGCCCCGCGACCAATGTGGCCAAGGTCTGCAGCATCACCATCAACAGCTCGGGCTCGATCGCGGTCGTGGCCGGCACCGATGGTGGCTCGACGACCTTCAGCGAGACGCGCGCCGCGGCCGGCGGCCCGCCGCTGATCCCGACCACCTCGATCGAGATCGCGCAGGTGCGCGTCACCGCCTCGTCGGCTGCCGTCATCACCGCGGCGCAGATCTTCCAGGTGGTGGGCACGCACCGCGAGCGCGCCGACTACCCGCTCTACGACATCAACTACGACGAGGGCTCGGTCACGTTCCTGTCTGCGCTGCCGGAGATCCACACCGGCACCGTGCCCAAGGGCGTCTACGCCTCCTACGCCTCGCCGATCTTCAGCGACGTGGCGCTGGCCAGCGACTTCGTGCCGCCCGAGACTTCGCACTCGGTCAGCTCGACGCAGGTCTACGGCACCACGCTGGGCAGCACGTCCAGCACGCTCGGCCAGGGCAGCTTCACCGCCTACCTGCAGGACGGCGTGAGCGACGGCCTGGTGCAGCTCAAGAACGAGATCCTGTGGTTCAAGTTCTACCCCGACCGCTACAAGTCGCCCTACCTGCTCACGCAGGGCAAGCTCGGCATCTCGCGCACCTTCCCGGCCGGTGACACGCTGCAGGCCGCGTGCACCATCAGCGCCTCGTCCGCGGCCGTCGAGGTCGCCTGATGCCCTTCGACCTCGACCGCTTCGAGCGGGCGAAGTTCGCGCCTCGGCAGCAGAACGTGCCTGTCGAGGCGCTGGCCGACTTCTTCGCCGAGGGCGAGGCTCCGGTGTGGGTCGTGCGCGGGCTGTCCGCGAACGAGCTGCACCGCGCGATGGAAGCGGCCACGCGCCAGAAGTCGGTCGAGGCCGTGGTGCGCGCCATCGCGGCCGGCGGCGACCAGGTGCAGGCCGTGCGCCAGGCGCTGGGGCTGACGGCC